CACCCTTTCCCTACACGACGCTCTTCCGATCTAAGCTATAAGCTGGCACGTCGCTGGGTGGCGTTCAAATAATGGACGAAGTTCTAGCGATCCTAGCTGAGAAGATTTCTGAAAAGGAAACAGAACTCAGCAAACTGCAATCAGCCTATGATTGTATCGCGGACCTGTCTGCTGTTGTGGCTCCAGCCGTTGAGGAAGTCGAAGTAGACGACCTTGGCGACGAGCCAGTTGAGGAAACCGCAGCAGAAGCAGATCCAATGGAGGCGCTCGACGCCGCCGAACAAATCATAATCGACGCGACAGAAGATTATGACGAGGATCTCAACGAGGTTATGAAACCTTACGAGTAAACCGTTGGGGGCTGGGTCCGCCTAGCCCCTACATTTTCGAGGTAACATGGAAACAGCCATCGTCATCATATTTGCAATAGGCTGGTTCATAATGGAGCTTACAGATGCTTGATCTAATTATCCTGTTTGGTGTCGGATACCTTATCTTCAAAGATTTCGTGACCAAAAAAGATGACTGAACTATTTGCTACGATTGGCGTATGGGCTTTCATCATCGCCGTGGGCTACATCATCTGCGAAATTGTCTGGCAGGGATATAGGTTCATATACAAACGGATGCGAGACAGACATGAGTGAGTGGTTCGCATTCGCCTTTCTTTTCTACATCATTTTTGAAAGCCTATCAGACTAGTGTCTCTTACACCTAAGCAAGAAAAGTTCGCGCAAAATGTCGCTAAAGGCATGAGCTTAAGTGATGCCTATAGAGCAAGTTATGACGCATCAAAAAGCAATAAACAAACCGTTAATCAGCGAGCGCACGAGATCAACGGCAAGAGTGAGATAGCGGCTAGGATCAAACAGCTCAAAGAACAGCTATCTGAAAGGCAGTTGTGGAGCCGTGAAGACAGCATCAAGAAACTAATCGAAGTGATGAGTGATGCGCGTCCGAATGATGTGATAGCTGCAATTAAAGAACTAAATAACATGCACGGTTTTGATGCGCCATCGAAGATAGAATTGTCTGGCAACATGCTGCATCAAATTCAAAGACGGATTGTTGATGACGTGTCTGACGATTGATACACCGCGCTGGGCAAAGCCATTGCTTAAGCCTGCGCGCTACAGGGCTGCCCACGGTGGCCGGGGATCTGGTAAATCACACTTCTTTGCTGAAATGGTTATCGAAGCGCATGTGATCGACCAAAACCGCAGAACAGTGTGTGTTCGTGAGATACAGAAGTCATTGAGCCAGTCTGTTAAGCGTTTGCTTGAAATGAAGATTGAGCAGCTTGGCGTTCAGCAATATTTTAAGATCCAAGATACGGTTATCAAATCGCGCCACGGTGACGGCCAGATCATCTTTCAAGGTATGCAGAACCACACAGCCGATTCAATCAAATCTTTAGAGGGTTATGACTGTGCGTGGGTCGAAGAGGCTCAATCACTTAGCCAGCGCAGCCTTGATTTGTTGCGTCCGACGATCCGTAAGCCTGACAGTGAGCTATGGTTCTGCTGGAACCCACGGCATGACACCGATCCGATTGATGTGCTGTTGCGCGGTGAGACGCCGCCACCAGATGCAATCGTTAAGCAGGTGAACTATTCTGACAATCCTTGGTTGCCAGATGTCTTGCGTGAAGAGATGGAATACGACCGCGCTCGTGATCCTGATAAGTTTAAGCATGTCTGGCTGGGCGCTTATGTAAGCAATAGCGAAAGCAGGGTATTCAAGAACTGGTCGATAGACGAGTTTGAGGCCCCGGCTGATGCAGTCCATCGGTTCGGTGCTGACTGGGGCTTTGCCATTGACCCGACTGTTCTGGTTCGGTGTCATATTATTGGGCGCAAGCTATATATTGATTATGAGGCGTACCGCGTCGGCTGTGAGATCATGGACACGCCGGAATTGTTTATGTCGGTGCCAGAGGCTGAGAAGTGGCCGATTACTGCTGACAGCGCCAGACCGGAAACAATCAGCCATGTGCGTAATAACGGATTTCCCAAGATCAGCGCAGCAGTGAAGGGCCCGAAATCGGTTGAGGATGGCATTGAGTGGTTGAAGTCTTTCGACATTGTGGTTCATCCACGGTGCGAGCATACCATTAACGAATTGACAATGTATTCTTACAAAACTGATGCCTTGACAGGTAAGATTTTACCAATCTTGGAAGATAAACAAAACCATGTTATTGATGCGCTTCGCTATGCGTGCGAGGGCGCAAGGCGTGCAAGTAAAGTTAAAAAGCGTGTGGCAGTCATGCCGGGCGGTGTTTCAATGCCAATGGCGAGGTGAAGATGGCTCGAAAAACAAAAAATGAACGTCTGCGCGATGTTCACGCCGACGCCATGAAACAATTCGCAACAATACAAACTAACAGCATCGACGAACGCGCACAGTGTCTAGCTGATCGGCGTTTTTATTCTATTGCTGGGGCTCAATGGGAAGGCGCACTGAGCGAGCAATTTGAAAACAGACCCAAGCTAGAGGTCAACAAGGTTCATCTGGGTGTCATGCGGATTATTAACGAGTACCGCAACAACCGGATCACGGTTGATTTTGTGCCCAAGGATGGCGCAACAGATGATGATTTAGCAGACACTTGCGATGGTTTGTACCGCGCAGACGAGCAAGACAGTTGCGCTGATGAGGCTTATGACAATGCTTTTGAAGAAGCCGTGGGTGGTGGATTTGGAGCATGGAGATTAAGAACTGAGTACGAAGATCCTGAAGACGATGACGACGAGCGCCAGCGCATTCGAATTGAGCCGATTTACGACGCTGACAAATTTGTTTTTTTCGACCAAAACGCAAAAAGACAAGACAAATCGGACGCGGCTTATTGCTTTGTTCTTACGGCGATGACGCCAGAGGCTTTCGCTGACGAGTACGGCGAAGCTGGATCACCGACAAGTTTATCTAGTCATGTTGAGATGCTGGAGTTTGACTGGCAAACACCAGATGTTGTTTACGTTGCGGAATATTACCGTGTTGAGCAGTCAACAGAGGTTATTCGTGTATTTGAGCTACTGGATGGATCGGAAGAGCGTTACAATGAGCGTGATTTTGAGGAAGATGAAAACCTAGAAAGAATGCTGGCCGCTACAGGCGCGACAGAAGTGCGTCAGAAGCGTGTAAAGCGGCGCAAAGTGCACAAGTACATCATTGACGGTTCGCGTGTGCTGGAGGATCTGGGCTTCATTGCAGGCACAGAGATCCCGATCATCCCTGTTTATGGCAAGCGTTGGTATATTGATAATCGTGAGCGCATGATGGGCCATGTTCGGATGGTCAAGGATGCACAGCGGCTGAAGAATATGCAGCTTAGTCGTTTGGCTGAAATCAGCGCATACAGCACTGTTGAGAAGCCTGTATTTAGCCCGGAGCAAGTGGCTGGCTTTGAGATTATGTGGCAAGAGGATAATGTTAAGAACTATCCTTACCTGCTTGTTAATCCGATCACGAACGCTGACGGTAGCGAACAGTTAGCGGGTGCTGCCGATTACACTAGAGCGCCACAGATACCGCCAGCGATGGCTGCTTTGCTACAGATTACCGAAGTCGATATGCAGGACTTGTTGGGCAAGCAAGAGGCTGGCGAGGATATGCAGCCTAATTTGTCGGGCAAAGCTGTAGAGTTAATTCAGAACCGTCTCGATCAGCAAAATTTCATCTACATGAGCAACATGGCAAAGGCCATCAAACGGTCGGGTGAAGTGTGGTTGGCAATGTCACGTGATATCATGGTTGAAGAAAAGCGCACCATGAAGTCAATCGCGACCACAGGCGAAATCAGTAGTGTGCAGCTATCGGTTCCTGTTCTCGATAGTAAAACGGGTTTGCTTGAAACGAAAAACGATATGAGCCGGGCTAAGTTTGATGTGGCGGTTGATGTTGGTCCAACGTCATCCAGCAAGCGAGCGGCGACCGTGCGTAGTCTCACAGGCATGATGCAGCTTACATCTGATCCTGAGACGCAGAGTATTTTGACCAGCATGGCGTTGATGAATATGGAGGGCGAGGGTCTGTCGGACGCTCGTAAGTTCTTTAGGAAGCGTCTGGTCGGGATGGGTGTTGTTGAGCCGACCGAAGAAGAAATGCAGCAGATGCAAGAAGCGGTAATGAGCCAGCAGCCTAATCCGAATGATATTTATTTGCAGGCAGCGGCGGCGGAGGCTGAAGCTAAAGCTGGCAAGGCGCAGGCTGACACCGCGCATACGCTTGCCAAAACACAAGAGACAGAGGCGAAGACGGCTGAGATCCTTGCAGGGATTGATAGCCAAGCGCGAAACGACGCGCTGAAAGTCGCCAAAGAGATGCGGGAGCCGGTAGACCGCCAAATACTACCGAGAAGTAATAGGAACTTTTAATGCTAGAAGAAACGGCAGAAAACGCTGAACCAATCGTTGACGAAGAGATTGTCGAAGAAGTTGAGGCTGTAACAGAAGCGGAGGTTGACGAACCAGAAGCTGAAGTTGCGGAGCCAACAGAAGAAGAAGATGATCCAGAAGTCATTGTGACGTTTGGTGACGAGGAGTCGCCGTCCTCAGAAGAAGCTGAGAAAGAGTCAGAATCGAAATTGCTAAACTCGTTGCGGAAGAAGAACCGCAAGGATGTGAAGCGGGTGCGTGAGCTAGAGAAACGCCTTGCAGAGCTAGAGAAGGTTGAAAAGCCCGAACTAGGCGCAAAGCCAACACTTGAAGCGCATGAATATGATGCTGCCGCTTTTGAAAAGGCTTTGGAAGACTGGTATGAGCGCAAACGTGAGCATGACGCGGAAAACGCTGAAGCTGAAAAGAAGCAAGAACGCTTTAACAATGAGTATCAAGAGAAGTTGGACAGCTATGCTGAGGCGAAAGCCAAGCTAAAGGTTAAAGACTTCGAAGATAGTGAAGAAGCGGTCTTGGATGCGTTTGATGTTACTAAGCAGTCTGTGATTGTGCGTTGGGCTGAAAACCCCAGTGCGCTCGTATACGCATTAGGAAAGAATCCGAAGAAACTTAATGAGCTTGCCCAGATCGATGACATGATGGGTTTTGCTTTCGCGGTCGCTCGCATGGAGAAGCAGTTGAAAGTCACACCTCGTAAACCAGCAGCAGCGCCAGAAAAGACGGTCAGCGGTAGTGCTTCGTCGGCTGGTTCTAATGCTACTCTTGAAAAGCTACGTTCTGAGGCAGAGCGAACAGGTGATTTCACAAAAGTGATGGCCTACAAGCGACAGCTTCGGAACCAAAAATAGTAAAGGAAACCCGTTATGGCTAACGCCTTTAACAAAGAAGAGCGCGTTGCGTTTGAAGACATTCTTGAAGGCTTCAACGATGCGCTTGTTTTAAGCAACTCAGTCAGCATTTACAACACTGACCAGACCATGATGGAGCGCACAAGCAACACCATCCAGCGTCCACAGCCTTATATTTCGCGCTCGTACACCGGAACTGATATGTCATCAAACTTTGGCGATTACACGCAGCTTTCAGTCCCGGCGACAATTGGCTTCTCGAAGTCTGTCCCTTGGAAACTATCAGCTACTGAGCTTCGCGATCTGCTGCAAGAAAAGCGTCTTGGTGAGTCTGCTTATAAAAAGCTGGCATCTGACGTAAACGTGTCTGTAACGAATGTTGCATCTTCGGGTGGTACACTAGTCGTTACTCGTTCTGGTGCCGCATCTGGTTTTGATGATGTTGCAGAGTGTGACGCGATCATGAATGAGCAAGGCATCCCAATGGATGATCGTTATCTTGCGCTTTCTACTCGTGACTATAATGGTATGGCGGCTAATCTGTCTCAAGCAAGCCGTTCGTTCAATAATGCCAAGTCTGTTTCGGCTTATGAGCGTGCGCTTGTCGGTGATGTAGCTGGCTTCGAAACACTGAAGCTAGATTATGCTAACCGTCTTGCTCCGGCTGCTGGTGGTGGTTCGATCACAATCGACACACGCGCACAAGCCAGTGGTCAGCACTACACACCATCTGCTACAACAACTGGCACGGGCGGTGAAGTTAGCAACAAAGACAACCGCTATCAGACTGTAACTGTCTCCTCGACAGCTAACGTAGCTGCTGGTGACTGCTTTACCATCGCTGGTGTTAATGCTGTTCACCACATCACCAAAGCTGACACGGGCCAGTTGAAAACCTTCCGTGTTATCTCTGTTGTTGACGGATCGAGCATGGTTATTTCGCCGCCAATCATCTCTAACCAAGATGGCACACCAGACGACGCATCAGCTTCTTACAAGAACTGTGAAGTCGTCACGGCTGCTTCTAACTCTGCGATCACCTTCATCAACTATGATGCAGCGAACGTGAACTGCTTCTGGCACAAGGACGCTATTGAATTGCTTCCGGGTCGCTATGCTGTTCCTGAAGCTGCTGGTGCGGAAGTTCTTCGCGGCACAACAGACAATGGCATTGAGGTCGTTATGCAGAAGCAATATGACATCAACACCATGTTGACGAAGTATCGTCTCGACTGTCTGTACGGCGTGGTAAACAAGCAACCAGAAATGACTGGTATCCTGCTGTTTGGCCAAACTCCGTAAATCTGCTAAAAGGGAGGGGCGGCTTTCGGGTCGCACTAACCATTTGGAGGTACGATATGCCTAAAGTCGGTAAAAAAAA